AAAGTTATTTTAAAAACCGAAATATAAGAACATATGTTCCCCTTTTCTAAATGAGAATGACTTTCAATTGATAATGCTAAATGAGAATGATTTTCAATTGATAATACGAACATCTATTCTTATTACCAATATTATACAAACACGAACATTATATTAATATCACACACTATAGTTCGTTATCATAATTCGCCGACGCGTGGACAAAACTGTCACACCTCATGTCACACTATCATATCGTGGACAACAATGTCACACAATGTCACACCTTATACAACAAAGTTTCAATTCGTCACGTCACGTCAAGTCAACTCGACGCAACGCAACGTTACGTAAATTTATGTGAAGGGGTGGGACGATATGAAACGTAAACGACGTATAAATTATTTTACTTATATAGAGGAAAAAAGTTATTGACATGTGGGGTTGGTGGTTGTATTATATAGGTAATAAGTAATTAATTTTTGAAGGGGGTTTTATTAATGAATAATTTTGTGTGTAAACTTGGAGAAAGTTTCAGTAATGACTTAACAAGCGGTGATAATGTAAAAGTAATAAACTACATAACCGAATCGTCAAATTTAGGAGATTTTGATAAAATGGCAATAATACGCCAATTTATTAATAATTGGATTGACGTTGAATGCACAATTGGTAAATGTTAAATAATAAAAAAAGGGGGTAATTCTTCTACTAATAAATTATAAAGGAGATACAACACATGAAAAAATTAATAATTATTCTAGTTGGAAAAAACAAAGACTTTAAAGGTATTACAGAAAGAAAGCATGTTGATTTACAAGCGTTAAAAGATTCTAAGGAATTAGAAACATTTAATAAATGGAGGTTGGATTAATGGAAAAGTTAACTATAGAAGAAGTTTTTGGTTATGAAATAACGAGCGTAACAACAAGGCAAGTAAAAAAGTATTTTAAAAATGTAATAGTGGACAACCTTCCACTAGCAAAACGATTTTTCATAAAGCGTATATTATTAACTACATACGCAATTTATAACGCAGAGCGTGAATATATTGGTAGAATACAAGTAAAATAAAGGAGCGTATACAAAATGGAAATTGAAATAATAGTTTTTAAAAATAGCGGTAAATATTATACTAGTACAATAGTAAAATGTGGTATTGATATACCAATATATAGCGAAGAATTTAGGGAATTGATAAAAAATAAATGTCCTGCTAAAATAGGACAAGGTTTTATAATAGTTCGTGATACTGACACATTATTAAAACAATCATTTCATTATATTTCATATCGGTATGATGAATTATTTTCTTAATTAAAAAAGGGGATAAAACCTCTTTTTTTGTTTCACGTGAAACATTAAAAAATACTTATAACAAAGCTTGTCTATTAACATAATTTACTATATACTAATTACATTGGATAATAAAAAGGAGTGGGATTATGAAAGCTAAAAGTACAATAAACGATATACAATTTAGCGCATTAACAGAACATCAACAATCGGCAGAACTTAAAAAAATGGCTAAAAGGGCGAATGTTAGAGCGTCGCAATTAGAAGAAAAAGGAATTATAAATCAAAATTATCTTGAAGCGTCCGATTTTAATTTTTCAAAAGGCAAAATAAAAAATAGATTTTCTGAAGGTACAAAATATACTGACGCAACTGATATAAAAAATACATATGAAGCATTGACTAATTTCTTAAATGATGAAAGTTCCACGTTAGGCGGTATTGAAAAAGCAATACAAAACAAGGTACAACAAATGACAGATAACGGGACGTTTAACGCGCAAAAATTCAAGGGTTTATCACAGCAAGAACAACAATACGCTAGTAAGGCTGTATCTAAAATAGCTAATAAACAGCTAAAAACATTAGAGGATGAAGGATTGACAAAATTTGCGTATAAGGTAGCGCAACATGATATTGGAGGAGAAGAAAAAGAAAAAAAGAGGTTTTACGCGGGGACTAATTTTGAAAAAGAAAAAGATATAAAAAAGCATATGGAAAAAGTATCAACTTTTATAAACTCTAAAACAGCTACACCACAAGGATATAAGCAAATTGCAGACGATAGAATAAACGCATTTAGAGCGAAGGGAATTAATATACCAATCGGAAAAGAAGAAGAGTTTTATGCTTTTTTAAGTTCGGAAGCTTTTAAAGTATTAGGCGCATACGCTGACAGCAACCAAGTTTTAGAAACATATGTTGACGCTAGAAATGCAGGCGAGGACGCTAATACTATTAATTTTGCTTTTTTAGATTTTTTAAATGAAGAGATAACATTTGATGAAGTACAAGAACGTTTGAATGTTGCGAAGTGGAATAAAGGCGGTTTACTACATTAATGAGTAGGTGTGAAAATGGAAATTTTAAATGTACCAACTACAAAAGGAGTACAAAAAGAAATAGTATATAACATTAACGATTTTCCTTATGGTAATTTTATTAATTTACCAATTTGTAAAAAGAAAAAACTATACTATTATAATATAAGTGCGTCGTTTGATATAGAAACAACCTCAATTGAACCTACAAAAGTAGGTGATAAATATATATATAATCCATACGGTTTTATGTATCATTGGCAATTTTGTATTCAAGATATTGTATGTTTTGGTCGTACGTGGGAAGAATTTCAATTATTTTTAACAAAAGTAAGACAAGCTATGCAATTAAACGAAAGCATGAAGCTAGTTGTTTATATACATAACCTAGCATTTGAATTTCAGTTTATGAAAGAGTTTATAGAGATAGATAGTATGTTTAGTAAGGACAAGCGTAAGCCTATGCAAATTATCTCAGACGGGATAGAATTTAGGTGTAGTTATTTTTTAAGTAATATGTCATTATCTAAATTTTGCGAAAACAGCGAGTTATGCTATCACTATAAAATGCTTGACGAATACGACTATAGACAAATACGGACACCGAATACAATATTAACAGAAACAGAAAAAGCATATTGCTACAACGACGTACGCGGTTTATGTGAATGTATTGACACTTTATTAGTTAATGATACCGTAACAAGTATACCACTAACTAATACTGGATATGTTAGGCGCGAATACAGAAAATGTATGGCAACAAAACAGAACAGAAATAACTTTGTAAAAACAGCATTAAACGAACACGAGTATACAATGTTACGGCATGCTTTTCGTGGCGGTAATACGCACGCAAACAGATTTAAAGCTAATATGATATTAGACGAAGTATATTCGTTTGACATATCGTCTAGTTATCCAAGTTGTATCGAAATGGATGATTTTCCGATTGGGAAGTTTACAGCGGTAAAATTAAACAATCAAGCGAAATTAGATTATTATTGCAATAATTTTTGCGTTGTCATGGAAGTAACGTTTTTCAATATTCTATTAAATGATAATGCGGTTATACCATATCTTGATATAGCGCATTGTACCGAACAAAGTAAGGTTGTAAATGATAACGGTAGGGTATTAAGTGCGTCGTTAATTACATTGACAATAACTAACATAGATTTGGATATAATAAGAAGTATGTATACTTATGATGTGTTTACGGTAAACGACGCAATATATGCGCAAAAGGGGAAACTACCTATAGAGTTAAGAAATAAATTAATGAATTTTTATGAAACAAAAACACAGCTAAAAGATATTGAAGGCAAGGAATATGAATACATGAAGTCTAAGAACAGACTTAATTCTACATTTGGTATGATGGTGACAGATGTAGCGCATAGTGAAATATCATACAAGCAGGAAGAAATGTTATGGGATGAAGTTAAGCCGGACTTAACTACCGCACTAGAAAAGTTTTATAAATCGCGTAATAACTTTTTGAGTTATCAATGGGGTGTTTTTGTTACCGCTAATGCTAGAAAAAGATTACAAATAATGATTGATAAAGTTGGAGCAGATATTATTTATATTGATACTGATAGTATAAAGTTTCAAAATAAAATACACTTGCAGGAATTTAATTTATTAAATGCTGAATTAATACTACAAGCTGAAACAAATGATATTTTATCATATGTGGATAGAACAGATATAAAGGAAGGAATTGAAATAACACGTCGTTTTCATTTGGGGACGTGGGACAACGACGGAAATTATTTAAGGTTTAAAACGCTAGGTGCTAAAAAATATTGTTATGAAAAAAGTAAGACTAATAAAAAAACGGGCGAAATAACAAAAGGTTTTGAAATTACAGTTTCTGGAATGAGTAAGAAAAAAGGCGCGCACGCAGTAGCAACAATAGAAAATTTTGAAATAGGTAGAACATATAGCAATATAGGTCGTACGACGTCATGGTACAACGACGAAAAGATTAATCCTATAACTATCAATGGTGATACATTTACAACAGCAAGCAATATTGGTATACTTGAAACAACCTACACGCTAGGAGTAACAAACGAATACTGGGCACTAATTGGTGCTAATAAAAATAATATGATTATATAAATAAAAGTTGACAATAACATTTTTAAGATATATAATAAGCTTGTACTTAGAAATTAATAATCAACTACTCATTTAATCGAAATTATGTGCTATATGGATTATAGAGTATAGCGCATAATATTGCAACTGACGAGATATGCCAAAATTAAAATTTAAGGAGTGAAACAAAATGTCAAAAGAGCGAAACGTAACAAGGACAGTTATCGAAAGCAAAAAGTACAATGTTTACAAAATGGAAGGTTTACAACTTGTTTTATTGGAAACAATAGAAGAAAAGGGTAAAATTTCCGAGAAAGAACTTGCTAAAAAGCACAATGTAGATAAAGTTATTTTAGATTGTGTGGAAGAAAAAAAAGTTACTTACGGAATGACAGTTACTGACTTCATGTCCCACGCAATAGTAATTGAAGAAACAGCAAAACCAAATAATGAAAGCGAGGTACAATAATAATGAAAATCAAAGTAAACGTAACAGAAAGCAAAAGAGACTTAGTTAAAGCAGGGAATACAACACTAATGTTTAAGGACTGTATAGGAGATACATTTAAAATGACTGGCGTTATTATCTATGAAAAAGAAGAAGTTGACGCAAAAACTGGAGAATGTAAAACTAAAATTGTCTCATGTGTAAAACGTGAAGATGGGGAATTTATTTCAACAATTTCTCCAACAGTAGAAAACAGTTTGTCATTGATAGTAAACTCTTATACCGAGGAAGAAGTTAAAGCAGGACTTGACGTAATAGTAAAAACAAAGAAGTCTAATGGCGGTAGAGATTTTATTTATATAGATTTAGTTTAAGAAAAGTAAACAAATACCGCTTGATATTTCAAGCGGTATTTTTAATATAAAGGAGTGATAACAATGTATTACAATCCATCAAAAGTATTAAACATGAAAGATTTGGACGGGGACGAACCATCAATATATATAATCACAACAAATCGAAGCGCAGGCAAAACTACTTCATTTTTAAAAAAATCATTGGATGACTTTACGAAGAACGGTAGTAAACTAGTTTTATTTTATCGGTACGCTTATGAATTGAATTCGTGCGCCGATATATTTAAGGACGTATTAAAACTATATCCGGAGTATGGTATTACAATGACTTCACTAGCGCACGCAAAAGGTTTATTTTATGAAATATTTTTAGATAAAGTATCATTTGGGTACGCGTTACCATTATCGAACCCGGACGCATTAAAAAAATATTCTCCAATTTTTGCGGAGGTAAATACAATTATTTTCGACGAATTCCAAACAGAAACAGGAAAATATTTAAATAAGGAAATGCAAAAAATACAATCAATTTATCTTACTATAGCGCGTGGAGGTGGGGAACAATCACGTCATGTAAAATTATTTATGCTGGGTAATATGGTTAGTATTATGAACCCGTATTTTATTAATTTTGAAATACATAAAAGACTAAAAATTAATACGAATTTTATGCGTGGGAATGGTTGGGTTGCGGAATTTGGTTTTAATGAAAGCGCGTCACTTGCAATAAAAAAGAATACATTTTTTAAAGCGTTTGAACGCGACGACTATATGAATTATTCAACAGAAAAAGTATATTTACACGACGCAGATATATTTATAGAAAAACCAAAAGGACGCGCGAAATATATATTTACGCTTATACATGATGGAATGTCATTTGGAATACGTGAATTTTTTGATGAAGGTGTATTGTATGTATCACATAAACCGGACAATTCGTGTAAGCAAGTAGTAGCATTTAAAGCAAGTGATCACAACCAAAATACTATAATGCTTAATCATTATTCTTATTTATGGAAAAATATTCGCGACGCCTTTAATAATGGTTATTTACGTTTTGATGATATAAAGGCTAAAAGTGCTATTTTTGATATTCTTAGTGTTGACTTATACAAATAATTATTGTATTATAAACATGAAGCTTGTTTATATCATAGGCGAACGACTTCCCTTGACGGGGACGCTTTTCGGTTTAGTCACCGAAATATGAATACCTTCTATGAAAATGTTTCACGTGAAACAATTAGTTAACGTGAAACATTTTTTATTTTTTGCTTGTTTTTATTGTGTACAAGCTGTATACTTAATTAGTATAATATACCAAATAAGGAGGATATGAAAGCATGTTAAAATTTTTAGATGTAAGCAACTACAACACAATCAATGATTATGAAAAACTTGCTACTAGTGGACTAAGTGGGATAATAGTAAAAGCAAGTGAAGGAACAACATTTACAGACGGAACACTTGACGAAAAATATTTAAACCTAAAAGGCAAAACAAACATTGGGTTTTATCATTTTTTAACTTCAACGAGTGAACCGGAAACGCAAGCGCAACATTTTTATAACTTAATTAAGGACAAGCAATTTCAAATAACGCCGATTTTAGATGTTGAGCAAGCAAGTTTAAATTATCTAGCGGAAAATTTTTCAAATCGTTTTATGGTAGAGTTTAAAAAATTAAGCGGTTTAGATATGTTAATTTATTCAAACGCTAGTTTCATTCAAACTGAATTTAGCAACAAATTTTGCAATAACAATATATTTTGGGTTGCTAGTTTTGGAGTTATTGCTTGTCCAGCATTACCGGAATGTAAGCAAATTGTCGCATGGCAATATACTGACAAATGTCTTGATTATAGCTTTATTAATGGTGGTGTTGACTGTTCATATTTATATGATGAACGCGCATTTTTTAAAAATGTTCCACGCGTTAATTATATAGTAAATTATAATGCTGTATTACAGCAAGAAATTAATACACAAGGTTTTAGGGACAGGTATGGCCACGCATTGATTGTTGATGGAATTTTTGGAGTATTAACATTATCCGCTTGTCCAATGTTACATCAATATGGACAAGGTAAAATTACAATGTGGGTACAACATAATTTAGGTGTATCAGAAACAGCTATTTTCGATTTGAATACAGTTCGCGCTGTAAAACTATTTCAGAAAATAAATGGTTTAATTCAAGATGGTATAGTAGGGCAATTAACATGGAAAAAACTATTAGGAATATAGTAGAAGGGGAATGATAACATGTATTTATCAATGACTGCAATATCAATTTTAATTGTTTTAATAGGGGTATTAATTGCATATTTTACTTATAAGAGAATAGGAATTAAAGACTTAATCAAGACAACACGCGAAAACACAGAAATGTTAACAAAATTAGATTATGTAGTTCAAGGGGTAAACATAATACAAAACAAGATTGAAAACCAAGATAGTAAAATAGGAAGTTTTAACGAAAGATTAATAGTTGTTGAAATTTTATCGAAACAAAACGAAAAAAGTATTAATGATATTGATTATATAAAAAGAAGGGAGATAGTATAAAATGGGTATTCAATGGAAAAAAAGATTAAAAAGCAAAATTTGGTGGATAGGTATTATCACGCTGTTAATTTTATTATCAAAACAGATAGGTATAGATTTTTTATGGTTTATACCCGCAAATTATGAAAATATTATTAATTCAATATTTTTGTTACTTGCTATGTTAGGAGTTAGCGTTGATACTAGCAATACTGGTATAGCAGACGCAACAGTTATTTATAAAACAGATTCAACAGAAACAACAGTACTAAAATAAAAAGGAGGTACATATGACAACGCAGGAAATACAACAATTTGTATATGATTTTTTGTATGATAAAGCATTACCGCACAAATCTATTGTTTCAATAATGGGTAACATTACAGCCGAAAGCGCGTGGAACCCCGCGAGCATTGAAGCAGGGAACGGAATCGGGCTAGGGTTATGTCAATGGTCGTATGGACGTCGAACACAGCTTGAAGCATATGGAATTGATTTACTACATCAATGTAATTTTTTATGGAGCGAGTTGACAGGCGAAAACAGAACAACAACGGGCGCAGATATACAGTGGATTAATCCACCTGCAAATAGTGTAACGGGTGGAATTGCATTTAGCTGTAATATTGCCGAATTTAGAGCGGGAACAAATACAATAGATTTTTTAACAACCGCGTGGTGCTATTGTTGGGAACGTCCTGCCCCGTCAACCAATCATTTATCAACTACACGTATACCATCCGCTAATAGTTTTAATAGTAGTATGGTATATCATGGCGGTGTTATACCTCCACCAACGGGAGACGTATATACTAAAATTGTAGCAACCCCGTATAATGTAAATCAACTAACATCAAACCAAATAACATTTTTACAAACTTTATCTATTAATTCGTTTGTAAAAATGAAATTTACTTTTAATCATAATAAAAGGCAAATTGGAAGGAATTATTTGGGGAGTAAGTTGACATTTGATACCAAACAGTATAAAATTAAAGATGTAAGAAGTGACGGTTTTATAGTCTTAGTCTATGAAGGGAGTTTATGCTATAACTATATTAATCCAATCTATATTAAAGGGGTGTAAAAATGACAAAAGACGAACATAACAAAATATTAAATGATGTAAAAAATGCGACAAGTGACGCAGACAGAATGACGCTAATAGTACAACTCGAAAGAGACTATACTGGTATATTAAGCGAACGAGACACAGCGAAAACAACCGCCGAAACAGCGATAGCAGATAGTAATAAATATGCAAAACTTAATAATGAACTATGGCTTGAAAATAGTTCGCAAAAAGGAGCAGGTAAAAAAACAGTAATTGACGCTCCGGAAGAACCAACAGAACCAAAAAAAATGTCATATGAGGACTTAGAAAAAGATTTTTAAAAAAAGGAAGGTGTATTAAATGCCATTAACAGCAACACAGATAATAAATACTATTTTAGATAATGCAAGTAGTTTATACCTAACACGTGTACCATCCGCAACAAGGGGTAATTTGGTAGAAGTTGGCAAGGCGATTACTTCAAATGCTAATATTATGAATGAATTTGTTACCGCATTAGTGGACAAGGTTGCATTATCTCATGTTATGAGCAAAATGTATAACAACCCATTAGCAAGACTAAAACAGACTAATGGTAGACCAATGGGAAACACAATAGAGGAAATTTTTATCAATCCTGCAACAGACGCCGGGTATGATTATGACGGGACAAAGCTATTAAAAACTACAAAACCGGACGGCAAGGTTTGTTATTATGGACTTAATCGTAAGTCAAGTTACCCTATTACAATAGCTGAAAACGAACTAATGAGGGCATTTTCAAGCGAACAAGAGTTTATGTCCATGTATGACGGTATTGTAAACTCTATGCTATCCGGCGACCAAATTGACGAGTTTATGCTTACTAAAGGAGTTATTGGACAAGCAATTGACAGCGGTAGCGTTATAGTGTTATCGAGTGATTTGACAGCTCCAAAAATACTTGCGAAGTCTATTAGTAATATGTCTAAAGAATTCGCATTTCCCAACACCGTTTACGCAGGCTATAACAGGATAAACGCTAATAGTATATTAGCAGGCGAAAAACCTTGTATTACATTTTGTGATAAGTCGCGTCAATGTTTAATTGTAAGAGCAGACGCACAAACTGAAATTGATTTTGAAGTTCTTGCCACAATGTTTCACATGGAAGTAGCAAAACTTGAAGCTATCACAATTTTAGTTGATAAAATACCTAGCGCAAATTATGATATTCACGCTATTTTATTAGATATTGACGCTATACAAGTACGTGATATGACTTTCAAAACAACTAGTCAATATATAGGTAGTTCGTTAATGTGGAATTTTTGGCTACATCATTGGCAATATCTATTTGTGTCAATGTTTGGGAATGTTGTCGCATTTGGTAAGGCAATTAGCGAAATTACCGCTATTAGTATCACCGGAACAGCAACTATTACTACTCTAAGCGGTACAACACAGTTAACAGCTACAACAACACCTGCTACACCATCTGTAAGTTTATTAACATGGAAGTCAAGCAATACAGCATTAGCAACCGTAGATTCAACTGGAAAAGTAACAGCACTCAAAAACGGTACTGTAACAATAACAGCTAGCGCAACAGATACTAGCGGAGTAACACAAACAACAACAATCACAATAACAGGACAAGCAAGTTAATTAAACGGGGTACACAACCCCGTTTATTAAAAGGAGTGAAACAAAATGAGTAACGCAATAGCAAATATAACGTTATGTAGTGTACCAATTACCCCAACTAATCAGATAGATTTTACTAATAAAACAGCGCAACTAGCGTATTTTAATAGTAAGGCAATAGATATTTATAGTAAATGTAAATATCAAGCGCGAACCTCTAAAATTAGAGTTAAAGGGTATGTTGATACACTACAAAATTGTAATTATGGTTTTTATACTAACACATATCTAACAACCACAAAAACTTTTTATTTTTGGATAGTAGCAAAAAATTTCCTTGCTCGCGATACAACAGAGTTAACAATTCAAATCGACGACTTCCAAACATGGTTGTTTGATTTTAATTTTTCCACTTGCATGGTAGAGCGTAAACATACAACCAATGACACGATTGGAAAAAATACTATTCCCGAAAGTTTTGAGTTAGGCGACTATGTAACACTCTATAAAAAAACAACTGGAATTCTAGAAGGAGACCCTTGTTATCTACTTGCAACAACAGATACTACTGCAATAGGTGGTGGAGTATTTGGGAAAACTTATAGCGGTTTTTCATTAACTTATTTTACTAGGGCAAATATTCAAGGACTAAATTTTAAAATACAAGAATTAGCAACAGCAGGAAAGGCAGACGCAATAGCTTTTATTTTTACATTTCCAAAAAATTTACTATTAACAAATTTTTCAGTAGGACTTGCTGAAGGAACGGTGTTAACGGGAGTTAGTGGAAATTTAAGTATTACAGATACATTACATTGGGTGGAAATGTCAAAAAATTTTGCTTATAAAGGTGATACATATATACCGCACAATAATAAATTATATTGTTATCCTTTTAATTTTATTACCATAAAAAATTCTAGTGGTGGGAATGTTGTGTTAAAAATGGAATTGTTTAATGATATTGAAATGATGAATTATGCTGTAGACGCGGTTATAACACAGAACCCGCATATCACATTAACACCGTTAGACTATAGCGGTAAAGCATTTGCGATTGATGATTCTATTACTATGCAGGACTTCCCGTTATGCTCGTGGAACAATGATAATTATGCTAACTGGTACGCGCAACATGTTAACACACTTAATGCGCAGAGTAGTAATGCGACTTCTTCTTATAAAGCAAATCAAAATGTAATGGGTGCTAATTTTAGCAACAAACGTGATAACATGGTAACAAGCGCAGAAAAAGGAGCAATTAACACAGCTATATCAACAGTTGGTGCGGTTGGTACTGGTAACTTTTTAGGCGGTGCAAGTAGTGCAATAGGCGGCGCGGCTAATACATTTTTAGATTACCAACAGAGTGGACGTAATGCGCAGAATGATTTGTCTAATAGCGATTTGATGAATACGGTAAATTATCAGAACCAAATTAAAAGCATTGTTGCAAGTGTGGCAGATTCAAGCGTTCAACCGAACACATGCAAAGGTTCTACCGCTAGTAGTGGATTAGATTTGAGCAGGGGAACAGCAAATTTTTTCGTAGAGCAAATAGGTATTAAACCTGAATACGCGCGCATAATTGATAGTTATTTTCAAATGTTTGGGTATCAAGTAAACAGTGTTGAAATACCAAATTTTAAAACTCGCACAAGATGGAATTATCTAAAATGCGTCAATACATCTACTTATGGAAACATACCGTTTGAGGATATACAAGCAATAAACGAAATGTTTAACAATGGTCTAACAATATGGCATGATGAAAGCTATATGTATAATTATAGTGTAAATAATATTATAATATAAAAGGTGGTGTGAATATGGGAAATGCAAAAAATTTGAAAAGTTTTGCACAATGGCGACTTCAAGAAAATATGATAGAATATACTTTTTATTTTAAAAAATTTAAGCGGTTGTTAATGAGTATGTTTGAATGGGACAACTTGCCGGACGGAATAAGTTCAAGATTCATTGAAGATAAATTATTTTATAATGGATTATTAATATTTTACAAATCTAATTCTTTAGGTTTTTATGTTGTAGCGCAAGCAACACCAATTGGATTAAATGATTATGAAGAACCCACTGGTTATCGAGCATATGGAGTTAACAAAATTAATGAGTATGTAAAACCAAGTGATTGTGTAGTAATTTGGAATGATATGTTTGTAGAAGGTAACGTGGGAAATGTTAATTTTTTCGCAAAAAGCTTGAGCAACATTAAAAAAACATTTGATGTAAATTTGGAGCAATTAAAAAACCCGTATATAATAGCGTGTCCGGAAGGACAGAAGGAAACAGTAAAACAAGTTATGGAGCAAAAAACCGACGGTGTACCCTATATATATGTTAATGAGGATTTCAGTAACATAAACAACGTCAATGTTTTTAATCTTAATATACAGAACCACACAAAGGAATTACAAGATGTATCAACCGCGATTGAAAATGAAGGACTAACTTTTTTCGGTATTAATAACGTAAATGTTACAAAAAAAGAACGATTAATAACGGGCGAAGCAGACCAAAACAACGAACAAATAACATATAATAAAAAATCAATGTATCGTGCGCGAAAAATGGCGGTAGATAAAATAAATACTAAATTCAACCTAGATATAAGAATAAATATAGCGCAGGAAGTGGAAGTTATTAATAAGGGCGGTGGAAATATTGGGAATGAATAGCGAAATTTCAACCTATACAATTAGCGTTTACGAACTACAAGAATATTCTTTTGATTTTGGTTTAAATGATTATCCTATATGGGATGAAAAGTATCGAGTGAAATTGAATACCGCGATATTAGAATTTTATATGTTTAGGGAAATTGGTTATGTTAATCCAATGGTATGGCGACAACGTTTAAGAAATAAAATGGATATAATAATGAGAAATAAGTATAATGATTTATACAAACAAAAAGCAATACCTTTTAATGCGCTTTACACTATGGAGTTATACGAGGAGTACACACACAAAATAAAAAATGACGGTTTAAACAGTAACAACGGTACAACAAATTATAATACTGACGGTAATAATACTAGTGCAAGCAGTCAAAATAATCACATAGCAACAACAGATACTACAACTAATAACACGAATAATTTAGGATTAACTTCTCAATTTCCAAGTCAAGAAATGACAGAAAATGATTTGACATCAAATCTATTTATAGATAACGCAACTAAAACAACTGGTATTAACACCGTAACGGGTATTAGCGGAGTTGATACAACAATAGGAGGTACAAACACCGCGACAAATAAAGGAGTAGACAAAACAGTTAATACGAGCGCAGGAACAAACACTAATAACATGGACGAAACGTATAACAAAAAAACTTATGGAAGTGCTAGCGATTTAAGCTTTGCGCACGCTATGACGCAATACTATGATTATGTTGAAATGTACCAACTAGACCAACAAGTAATAGCAGAGTTAAAAGAATTATTTATGCAAATATGGTGACGGAGGTTTTATTATGAACAATGAAATATTAGATAATAGCGATTTATTAACAGGATTAAACATGAACCCTATACCACTAGAATTTAGTCAAACTATGACTACAACAAAATGGTTGTTATCAATGCAAGCAAAATTGACAGCTATGAGCACCGCGGTAAATGGTTGGTATGACAAGCTGTATACTGATATAAACAACGAAGGTATTTTATATCAACAGATAGAACAACACCTTGATTCTACCTTCATGCAACAGCTCAACAATTTAAATACATTACTTAATACGTTAGCAATTAAACCAATTTCAATATTAACAACCGCTCCAACTAAATTAATATATCAAGTTGGCGAAACAATAAATAATATAGTATTAACTTTTAATGCTATAAAGGGAAGTAACAACTTTGTGAAAGCAGAAATATATAAAAATGGTACTTTGTTAACAACCATTAATACAATAATAAACGGTAGTAATGTTTTTACTGATAGTAATATTATCAGTTTTGATACTGAATATTATGTTAAAATATTTGATACTTTAAATAATAGCATTTCAAATATAATAAAATATCAATTTACTAATACAATATTTACTGGTGTAATTGCAAATAATACTACAATTACAAACGCGGTTGTTACTAGTTTACCATCTATTCAAATGCTAAAAGGTAATATGAAAAGTTCATTTACACCAATTAATCAAAAAATAATAATTGCATATCCTGCAAGTTTTGGACTTTTAAATTCTATTATTGACGATAACAATTTCCAATTATTGACGTCGTTTGTTCCTTCCACTTTAACAGTAACAATTGGTGTAAACATTCCAATACTATACAATGTGTATATAAATGATAGTGTATTGAATGGTAATATTAATCTAACATTTAATTTATAGGAGGTAGAAAAAATGAATAATAATATTATAAACGGTTTTAATGTATTAACAAAAAAACCACTTGATACAAGACAGGCCGTAGCGGTATTAGCCGATATTGTTAATCCATATGAAGGTTTAATGACTTTTCAACAGTTAGATAAATTAGAATATCAATATAAGGACGGTATTTGGGTAGAATATTTAATTGATGTTAAAAAACAACTATCCGACGTTGTAGTAAATATTCGTAGTTTTGGTGGACATACAGCTGACGAAGTGGGTTTTTTTAATTTTGACAATCACGACGCAATATTAAATGCTATACATTCCCTTGATTCTATTGGTGGCGGTACTGTTAAATTACCACGTGGACTAATTCTAACATCACCAATAGATTTCACAGGGTGCGGAAATGTTAGAATAATCGGTGATAATGTTGGTTATTCGTCTATAATGTATAAAACAGATTTACTAACTACAATTAAATTTATTAATTCAACAGTAGTTGATGTAGGTTTTAAGTCAGCAGATACAACTAACCCTTATTTAGCTGCCCCAACAAGTGCAACATATTTATGTAAATCATTTACCATAGAGAATATAATTTTTGATGGTAACCAAAAAGTTAATACAGCATTAAATGGTAACTATAATTTTATATTAAAAAATATTGTTGTCACTGGTTGTCTACAAGATGGTATTCGAATGGAGGACTATTCATATCCCGTAGTTTTTGAAAATGTTTATACATACTGGAATGGTAGGCATGGCATTTATATACGGGGTAAAATGACAACATGCTTAATTCTTAGAAACTGTGAATGTGACTTTAACACTGGATATGGTTTTTTTATAGAAGGGGGAGCAAGTTCGACATTTTATGATTGCAGGGCGCAGGGTAATACAAGAGGCGGTTTAAAAATTAATTATAATGGTAGTTATATTGCCCCTTATTTTCTTAGTAATTTATTATTTATTAATTTTTATACTGAGGGAAACGGAACGTTATTAGTAGGTGATACTAATTATGAAGGTAACTATGGGGTTGTGATTGGTGGTACTCAATCATATACTAATATGGTAACCAAACCAACGAGTATTGAATTTATAAAAGGAGCATTCAATCAAAGTGTGACAGGCAGAGCGTTGAATATTACTTCATGTTATGGTTGTAAAATAGGCGCAATGGTTTCTAGTAATATGGTAGATGTAGGATTGGATGGTGTTTATGGATTAGAATTTACAACGGTTGGTAATATAGCTTCAAATATAACGTTCGCAGGAAGAGGGGTAACTTCATATGCTAGGCATAATGGTTGTATCGGCACGCATTATAACGGCGGTTTATTTCCTAAAAGAGGCAGAACACAACAACTATTTTTTAAAGTAGACAGTGGACAATTAGTAGCTGGGGGTAGTTGTTACGCAACATCATGTATAACTGTAAACAGTAATGCTATTGCAATAAGTGAAAATGGTTACCCAGTTATGAAAAATGGTTGCGTGTATGGTATGCAAGTTAGAAAAAACACTAGAACAGGTTCTAGCGGAATTGTAAAAATAACGCCAACTTATATAAACGATAGTGGATTTGCAAGTCTAGCGAATAATGCCTATGGGGCAGGGGTATTATCGGGTAAAGTATCTTATTTAAATTTAGATTTGTCTACATCTATGAACGCCAACATAGATTATGATATAGATGACCTACCTACTTATAATACTTATTTAGTAGGTGTAAAACTTGAAGCTCCCGCAAATTATATAGTTGGTGCACACGATGGATATATGATTACATTACTAATAGAATATTAATAAACAATAGGAATATATTGTGCAACAACTAGAAAATGTTTCACGTGAAACAAATAAAAAAAGATGGATAATACCATCTTTTTTTATTTTATATTTTTTAACATTTGAATTGAAAAATCAAACATATTTGGAAATTTATTGTAAAATACTATTATCGCTATTATAGCGATTATTAACGTTATTATTTCATATGATATAAAAAATTTTAATATAGTTTTCATATTATCACCTCTTTATATAGACAAGCGCAATTGTTACAATTTTCAAAATGACAATCAATGAATGTACAATTTAATAGTGAACACTCTGTAAAAGTACAATGTATAAAAGTAGTATTTTTAAAAAATTCATGTTTAAAACTAATATTTTTTATAACTCTTTTCATTAATCATATCTCCTTCAAAATTTAATTATTACATACTTATATAATACAACCACCAACCCCACATGTCAATAACTTTTTTCCTCTATATAAGTAAAATAATTTATACGTCGTTTAC